CGTTTTTTTTATCGGTCTTTCCGCTACAGTCAATGGATGCCAGCCGTTCGAATCTGTTGGGCATTAGAATGTGTCACCCCCTTCTTCTTCGGTCTTCTTGTAATCCGTCGGCAAATCGTCGAACAGATGTCCGTACTCCACTTCATGCTTCAGCGAATACAAATCGTCGGTCAGGTTTTCGATCAGGAACAGCAGCGCCTTCTTCGTCAGGATGCTGTTACGCTGGAAGCACATATTCACACAGCGAGTGTCTTCGATACCGTGGAGCGTCTTCATCTCAACCTTGATGACGTTGCCCCTGAGAACCAATTCGTTTACTTTCAAATCAGTCATCTTGCGCCCTCCTCATGGCAGTCTTCCATGCGTCTTCCACACAGGCTCCGGCACCACGGCCTTTGATGGACTGCGTTTGCCACACGCCGCATCCGGTAGTCCTGTCGCAGATGTAAGATACGAACCAATGTCCGTCGGTTACGTCCGTCTGTACGAACAGCGACATGGGCTGTCCGCAGCCGGGGCAAGCGGGTTGCACACGATGAGAGACTTCGTGTAACTTGTCGATCTCATACGGTGTCAGGCGCTTGCGATCATCTTCATAAATCAGGGGGTTTCTCATGTTAATCTTCCTCTGTCACGTCCACCCAGCCCGGTTCATTGAACCAGTCAGCCAGGTCTTGGAACGTCATGTTCATGGCACACTCTTCGCAGAAGGTAGTCTGTCGAAACTGGAATGCACGTTCTCCTTCGTAGATGTTCTCACCGCACCCCGCGCAGATGTGTTTAACCTTTCGGCTCGGCGCTTCGGGGCAGCGGTCATCGCATCTGTCGTATCTCATCGGACAGTCTTCGCATCTCATAAGAACGGCACTCCTGTTTCGCTGAACTCAATCCCCGCGCTGTGGGCCAGCGACCGTACTCTGAGCAGTTCGTCTACTCGGAACGTGTGCGGTTTTTGCAACCGCATCTTGTAAGTTCCAACGGGCATCTCAAGCCGTGCCGCCATGCCGTCTTGGGATTTGATCCCCAGCATCTTCTGCGTCCGTCTGAGACATTCGGTAATCAGTACCAACGTTTTCTTGTCGTTCATTCCATCCGCACAAGAATGCGCTCCGGGTCTTTACCGGCTTTCTTCAGTTCCCTGCGTTTCCTGCGAGCCCACTTCTCAGCGGTGGTAACTGTCCTGCAAGAATAGAGAACCTTTTCCCAACCGGCTGTGTCTGCATCGCCGCAGATTTCTACGACGGTGAAGACGTGCATCTTCTTCCCGGCCACTTGCGCTGCTCACCTCTTCCTGTTATAATGTTCGTGGTATTTTTCTCAGCCAAGTTCGTCGTGTTCCCAGCACGGCGGGCTTTTTTTATTCGTCGGCATCTACTGGCTCGTTCTCCAGTTTGCCGATTGGGCCGTCCAGCACATGTCCGAAGATTTTGCGCTGTCGTGCTTGCGCCGCATCCACAGCGGCTTGCTGTTGTAAATGCGTTTTAAAGAACGGACAGGGGTTGTCATTGTCGTAACCATAACCGTTGCGGTCATAGTCGAGCGCTGTGCAGTAGCCGGTCTTGAAGTCGTACAAGAAGCAGTCCTTGCGCTTGCACTTCATCGGCGTTCCCGCACGTTTAAGTCGTGTCTTGCGATCTTCTGTCATGCGATGCGATCTTCTCCTTTCTTTATCCTTACGCCACAGCGTAGTCTCGGACATCTTCAAGGCTTACGCCGATGAACTTGCAGATTGCAATGAACTCATCAGCCGTCAGCTTTCGCTTACCGTTGAATGTGTTAGAGAGGGCTTTGATCGGTATTCCGGTATTGGAAGATATCGCGGTAAGCTTAATGCCCTTCTGTTCAATGATTCGCCCTAACTTTTCGGCTGCCGTCACCATATCACCCCCTTCCATATTCTTCGTTTCGGGGAATCTATGGGTATTATATTCCTCAAAGCGGGAATTGTCAACACATAAAAAACAAAAAATTCCCCGAATTGGGGAAATAAGTCTTGAAAGATGTCTGTTTTTAGTATATTATATTAGACGAAAGGAGGTGAACGGAATGAGTGCATTCTCAGGAAAACTAAAGAATGCAAGAATAATCTGCGGATACAGCATTAAAGATGCGGTTATCGTGTTGCGAAATGCTGGCGTACAGATATCAGAAAAAACCCTTTACAATTGGGAGTCAGGAGCGAGGACACCTGATGCCGACGAATTCATACAGATATGCGATGCATACGGAATCAAAAGTTTTGACCAGTTCGACGGACTATTAGATGAAGAGACGCGAAGAGAAAGCGAAATGATCGCAAGATACAGAATGCTAGATGATAGAGGAAAGAATGTAGTAGAAACCATCATCGCAAATCAATGGAGTTATTTGGAATTACAAAAAGAAAGAAGCCCGTCCGGGCGCTCACCGAACAGGCTTCGATTGGAAGATAACCCCCAAGAAGAAGATCGCACTTAGTATTATAGGAACATATCGCTGAAAAAGCAAATCCCCGTGGAGATTTTCCACGGAGATGCCGATTACCCACCTACCACAGAGGACACCCGGCTCCTCTATTATAAAGGAGATTGAAGAAGATGGCAAGTAAAAAATCTAAAAGCAAGGGCAAATTGCCCAGCGGTAATTACAGAGTCCAAGTTGCGGTCGGCAAACGAGCAGACGGAACACGGCGCGTGGAATCGTTCACCAACAAAGACAAGGACGTTGCGGAAGCGGAAGCCAAAGCGTTCAAGGTACGCATGAAAACATTACTGGCACAGGGCGTATCCGTGGATGACATCCCCCGTGATGACGTTCCGGTTGTCCATTCTGACACGGTGAAGACGCATCTGCTTCGGTACGTTGACACTTGTGAGGCGGTCGGACTGTCGCCGTCCACCGTCCGCGAATACGAAAGCACAGCCAAGCGGGCGTATGCTTCCATCAAAAGTCTGCCGGTTCATCTGCTGACCATCTCACACGTTCAGGACTATGTGAATGCACGATCCAAGGACGGGGCCAGCCCAAAGACCATTCGTAATGAAATCGGACTGCTGTCTGCTGCGCTTCAGCAAGCCCGCCCTGATCTCAACTTCAAGGCTTTGAAGATGCCGAAGAATGAACGGCCTGAGATTCAGATCCCAACGGTTGAAGAAGTGCAGAAGATGATCGACGAGGCGCGTGGGACAGAGTTGTACGTCCCCCTGTTGCTTGCCGCGCTAATGGGCCTGAGACGCTCAGAAATCGCGGCGTTGCAATGGTTAGACGTAGACCTTAAGGCGCGTACTTTGAACGTCCGTAGTGCCATTGTGAGCGGCGTATCGGGGCTTCAAACAAAAGGCACGAAGACACGGGCGGGAACACGCACACTTCATATCCCGCAAGCCGTTGCGAAAGCACTAGCCGCACAGCGTGGACTGGATGCAGCAGTCACCCAGTTGACACCTGATGCCATTACCCGCCGCTATGAACGGATGCTTGAGAAGTTGGGAATGCATTACCGCTTCCATGATCTGAGACATTACCACGCCAGCCGGATGATTGCCAATGGCGCACCGCAGAACTATATAACCGCTGACATGGGCCACGCCACAATGGACATGGTGAACAGAGTATACGGACACGTCATGGCTGACAAGCAGAAAGAAATCTATGAGGGCATGGAGCGGGATGCGGATGCGATCACTCTATAATAGATTTCTGTTGCTTTCTACGCTTTTCTATCGTGTGATTTCCGTGTGATTTTCGTGTGATTTTTGCAGATAAAATGCCATCTAAGAATCTAAAATGATAGACTAATGGATGAATAGTTAGCTGCTAAAAAGATAATAAATAAAAGAAAAAAGCCAGCAACTCTTTTAGTTACTGGCTTTTCTTTTATGGTCGAGGTGACAGGATTTGAACCCATACGGATTCTAGCTATTGTTAGAATTTTCGGGTTCGTGTTAGAAATCGTGTGATATTACTTCTTCGGTTTCTTCACTCTTGCACCTTCGAACAAGGCCCGCGTGGCAATGTCATCGCCGGTCATGTACTTCTGACGGTACTCCTCGACAATCTCATTTGCCCGCAGAACTTCACGGATCATCTTGCGACGGACATCCGTCGTTGCGCTGTACTTGTCAGAGTCCGTCATCGTCGTGTTAGCGTTGATGCGGTCAATCTGATTGTAATAATCCGTGATTCTCTTCTTCGTGTCGTACAGCTTGCCGCCCTTATGAGTCAGCTTGTACGCCTCATCATACGCCTTTTTCGCTTCTGCGCTGGACAGTCCACGGCGCAGCTGGTTCAACGGCTGTTCGTTGTTCACCGTCTGAACCACGCTGTTCACAAGGTTATACCCGTCATAGAACGTGTTCGTCGCGTCCGTGCTGATAAGCGGATCTGTCGTAAGCCTGCGCTGTGCAGCGTTCAAGGCCGCTTTGATACCGCCCAGTTCGCCGGTGTTCTCGTCCTTGGAGATAGCCGGGATCAGCATCTGTCCGATATAACCGGTGTACTGTTCCGCAAGATATTGCAGATTCAGCGGGGAGACATTCAGCACACGCCCAAGGTTGACGAAGATGTCTGCCGTCTCCTCTGTATACTGAGCGGATGCCGGAAGATTCTCAAGGCGCGTTGGAACAATCTTGGAGCCGTACCAGTTGCGGTTGTTCTGTACGCCGCTGATGGCTTCCCAAACCGGATTGCCAAGCGGGTTGACGTTATCCAGTATGGTGTTCGCAGTCGCAAGAATGTCAATGATATCCTGGTCGGTCGTGCCATTCCACGCGGCATTCGTCACGATGTTATGCACGGCATACGTCAGCGGGTCTTGCGCCAACGGCACACGGATCAGCGGGTACTTGCCCAAGATATGCGGCGCGATGTTCGGCAAGTAGAAGTGTCCGGCTTTCAGATCGTCGCTCATGTTTTCGAAAGCCTCTTTCTCATCGTCCGTGCCAAACTTCAGAATGAATCCGGCAGACAGCGCAGATGCCAAAGCCGTATTGAATACGGTCTTGACGAACCGTGCAGGCAATCTGCTCCGTTCCGCTTCCGTCAGCATCCGGCCTGTGCGGTATACGCCTTGCAAGCTGGCACCGAAGAACGGAATGATCTGTTTCAGAGTCGGAACGATATCGCCGTAGCCCTGACGAGCAAAGTCAACGGTAACGTCCTGCGCCGCAAGGAAAGCCCTTGTACGTCCTTCCTCTGTTGACCTATCATTCTGCCCGTAACGATACTCAGCAAAGCGGCTGGCCTGTTCAATGATCTCGTTTAATCTTGCAAACGTCAGCGTATCCCAAACTTTGGAACCGGCTTTCTTAGCTTTGTTACGGACACCCTCTGTGCCGTAATCCTTGACCAGTTTCTCGCGCAGTTCCTGAGTGCTTTCCTGAGTGCCGGTATCAACCCTTGTCCAACCGCCACCGCCAAGTGCCTGATACTGCTGATAGTCTCCGCTGTTAGTCCAAACCTGATAGGCAGCGGCAAGCCACTTCGGGAATCCGTCAAGGTACGTTGCTGCCCAAGAACCATAGTTCACAGAGTTTTGGAAGTCGCGCAAGAAGTTGCGCACAGCGAAGACCGGGTTGCTGCCCGTGGTCAATGCGCTCATGCCCTTGGTCATGCGGCCCAACGTCTTAGATGCAAGTCGTACAATCTCACCGCGCCCGCTGTCAGCAGACGAAAGCAGTCTGAACAGATCAGTATCATTAATCTGATAATAGACTTTGCTTCCGTCTTCCAGCGTAACGGTAATAGCGTTCCTTGCTCTTGTGCCGTTCTCCATGATCGTCTGAGACTGTTCTGTACCAATGGCATCAAGGATGCTGGTTGTCGTAAACGGATCGACGTTAGCGTTGTTCAATAACGTCTGAACATAATGCTGTATGCCGCTGGTGTCAACCGTTACAGTCTTCGTGTCCGGCGTAATCTGTCTGCCGAAATCGCCAAGACCTTCGTACGTTTGGAATGCGTTGTGCCATGCAAGAGCAGTCTGATTTGCGCGCACCGTGTTCACGACGCTGGCCACCATTTCGCACCATGTGTCCATAGGATTGATGATGTCCATCGTCGCGCCTTTTGCCTGATGAATTTTGAATCCGCTCTTGCTGACACCGTCCGGCACGTTCTCGCCAGTCAGCACACGCTGTGTCGGCAGATAGTTCGGATACATATCGTTCATGCGGTCAAAGGCATCTTGCGTCAGCAAACCAGTATCAACAAGCCACGCCTGCATGAAATCCGTACGCCATTGCTGGAATGCTTCGAAGCCCGCTTTGATTTCGGGATGCGTCCGTTCGATTTCAGCAATTCGTGCGCGACGCTCCTGTTCCGGCAAACCTTCCAAGTCAAAGACCGGCTTGCCCTGTGCATCGCGGTCAAGCGAGTGCAGCAGCAGTCCGTATTCGTTCAGGAGTGCATAGCCCTCTGTTCCTTTAACGCCAGCATTGTCCAGCACAACACCCAAGCCATCGCCAATGATATTGCCATTCGCATCCGTCAGAGTATTCTCCAACAGATTAGAAGCGACGCGGCCTGAGAAGTTCTGAAGCAGCGCATTGGCACGGATGTCAGCCATTAGCGGCACAACGTTGTCTCCGGTCTGTGCGCGGATTGCGCTGTTGACTTTCTCGGCGGCAGACGATTTGTCCACTCGGAAAGCTATGGAAGACATAATCTTGGACAGCGGCGTTCTCGGCCTGTCACTCTTGTCGCGGATGATGGCCTGAACTTTGTTGTGAATGTCCGCGCTGACGTATGCCCTCAGTTCGTCGGCGGCGTTCTGTACCATGTCGGTCAGCCCCGCATCGTCAAGTGCTCTTTGGAAATCGTCAACGAACTGATCACCGGCAAACGCCCGTGCCTGTGCTTCACTCTCCATGTACTGCCGGAAGAACTCCGCGAATCCCTCGCCCGGAAGCGCTTGCGGGTTGTTCTTGTACGCCGACACGAAAGCCGGGTCAAGATTCATGACCATCTGCTGAGTGCCAGTCATGCCGATCCGGTCGCCGATGGCGTGACCGATTTCGTGCATCGTCGTGAAGTAGTTACCAACTTCATTCGGACGTGCGGCAATGTACTTGGCACGGCTGTTGTAATAGCCCAGCACTTGCTTCGGCAGATTCACCAGCTTGCCTCTCTTGCTCTTGCCAACCATCTTCTTTGTGCCAAGATAGTTGCCAATGCCAAGCGATTCAATCATGCTTTGAGCAATGGCATGAGGGCTGCGCTTGGGTGCTGTGTTCTGTTGCTGAGTTTGACCCGTCTGCTGTCTTCGAGGAGCCATGTATGCTTGCACATCGGAATCAGGCGCATACTGTATGGTCATTGGCAAGGGCTTTCTTAGATTCTCGCGGACAAGATGGTTGAGCAATTCTTCTTCACTATGAACGGCTTCATTGACGGATGTATTGCCAGTACGAATATAATTTTCGTGCATTGTCGGTATGCCATCAGAGCCGATATAGCTGAGTTGGAACCCAACGCCATCCCTTGCTGATCTGTGAAGAATCTGTTTGCGACCATCAGGCAACGTATATTCAAGAGCCATGAAAGTTTCGTTGTTTATGATATCTCTAAACTCTTGCTTACGTTGATCTTCTTTCGCCTGTGCTTCTGCAATCTGTTCTTCTGTTCCCCTGAAATAAACATCAGGAGCAACGTCTAACGATTCAAAGTTTTGCGTCACAGGAGCAGGAAGATTGTCTACATCTGAGCGAATATACGCCTGAACTTCGTCAGTTGCACCAGTTGTAGGAGCAGTTGAGGGAGCGGCTTCTTCTGTTGAAGGAACAGTTGTATCAGTTGTAGGAGCGGCTTCATCAGTTGATGTTACATCTGATGTTACACCCTCTAGCATGGAAGTCTGTCCTTCGACGGCTCCCTGAGATTCCAGTTCCGCAACGCCAGCGGTACGGTTCAAGCTGTTCTGCACGAACGTCGCTTTATCCGGCGCTTCGGTCAGTTCCATGCCGTCAAGGCGTACCTGATCGGGCGCTCCCAGGTTCGTGATATCATCCAACAGATTGTTTAGCGCCCGTGTAATCTTCGTGCCGCTTCGCTTGTTCGCGTCGAACATCCGCGCAATTGCTTCGGTTGCCGGGTCAATTCCGTCATCAAACATACCGACTTGGCCCAAGCGCTCGTCCAAAGAAATGCCGTCTCGCCTGATATCGCGAATCAGCTTGGCGGCATCCACGATATTCTGCGTGACATCCAAGTCATACAGATTCCCGCTTGCGACACCGTCAGCGACAAGCGCCACTTTGGGAGCGACGTTCGTCATTGCGTTCATGACGTTCTTTACTTCGTCAACCGCGTCTTCCGTAACAGCGGATGTCAGAATCTGATCATGATACGCACGATTGAACAGTCCGCTCTTGATGCGCTCATACAGTTTCTTAGCGTTCTTTCCGTCTTTATCCTTGTAAGAGCCGCGCTCATATTCAGGGATAATTTCCTGCAAATACATCTTGGCGAAATCGCGATTATCTGCGTTGTCCACGCTACCATTGTCATTCGGAACGAACATTGCCATCCGTTCCGGCGTAAGCATTTCAGCATCAACGGCAGCGGTTTCGGACGGAGACATAGAAGCCATGTCTACCGTGTTCGCTTCTCTTGTGAATGCAACACGGTCAACGTCGGTATCGCGTACACGAACCAACACGGAATTGTCAGTCACGACATCCGGCGCGAAGCCAAAGCTTTCGGCATTAGCCCGCAGCCATTCCGTGTATCCGTTTGCCTTGCCGTTCTGCATTGCCCTGCGAATACCCATCGTCCGCTGGTTACCACTCTCGACGATGAAGTCCGGGCCAACAACGGGTGCGCCATGCTGGACACGATTGTCAGCACCAAGCAACTCAGGGGTAAGCCCACCGTTTGCCATGTTCTCAAGGTCTACCTGAGAACTGTAACGCGTTCTGTCTCGCGGCTGAAGACGTGCCGGATAATCGGGATTCACGCCACCATTGTCCGTGTTACTGGTGATCAAAGCATTGACCGGAACAATGGCATAGTGGAATTCCAGCTTGGTTTTGGGATCGACAAACATCGTTCCCTTGCCGCCCATGATAGCCCGCCGCTGTGCTTCGACGATATCTGCACGGCGTTCTCTCGTTTCCTGCACGGCACGCATCCGCTCTTCAACGGCTTGCTGTGCTTGCTGGGTAATCTCGGTATCGACGGCCTGAGCCGCATCCCTTTCGGCCTTGACCGCTGCCGCTTCTTCCGCTTCGGAATTAGCCAACTGCTGTGCAAGCTGACGTTCCGCTTCGATAGCACCCGGCAGATCTGACACGGCATCACGGACGGCGTTTTCCATATCGCCGCTTGTGTCCGCATCATATTCCGCGTTCACTTGGGCAAGAGTCTGTTTGACGTTCTCAACCTCTTGCGCTTTTGCTTCATGCTGCTGCTGTGCGTGTTGCCGTCTGCGACGGGTCTGCGATGTTCTTTCACTTGCCGTCTGCAAGTCCTTGACACCACGCTCCGACAGAATGCGGGCCTTTTCATTGGCAATCATTACGTCGTATGTACGCTTGTGCATGGTATCGCGGACGGCCTGATCAGCCGCTTCAAGATTCGCCGCCTGCATAAAGGCATTGAAGTTCTCGTCGCTGATACCACGCGGGTCAAGCCCCATCAGCAACTGATGAGATTCACCGTCGGTCAACGCCGCCACCTGAACAGCCTGCATAACCGCACCGAAGTCCGTATTCGTTGTACGCGCTTTCAGAATCAGCCGCTGAAGAACGTCGCACCCCTTACGCCCAAGCTGTTCAACAACGTTCTGTGCTGCCGCCTGCGCCTGTGCTTTCGTCTGATCGTCAGAACCAACAGCGTCCTGATCCAAGATGCCCGTGATCGTAACCACTTGCTGAGATGCGCTGCCCGTGCTTGCAGATTCAAGCGCATACATACGCCGTGAAAACTGCTCAGAAGTAGCGCGGGATTGCGCGCTCACTTCGGGTTCGGGCTTATTCAAGTCCAAAGCGAATTGATGCGTCCGCTCTTCAAGTGTCGGTTCTGCCGTGGACTGCTCGGTTTCCGTTGCGTTCTGCTGTGCGGCATCCGCATTCATTGCGGTCTGCTCATCGCGGGCTGCTTCAGTAGACAAGTCAGCAGACACTTGCGGATTGGCTTCATTCGCCGTTTCAGCCGTCTGCTCTACGGGGGTAGCCGTTTCCTCAGTTGTCTCCGTTTGCGCGGTCTGAGCGGTATTAGACGGTCTATTCGGGCCATAAGAAGACGTGTTACTGTTAATGTCCGCAAGGTCTATACGGGCAAGCACGCGGGCGTGTTTCTTATCCAACCCAAGGCTTTCATACTGTGCCTGAAGCCGATGGGTCGCCAAGAACCGTTCCGTCGTTGTCCGCATATTGCCGATGGCATAACCGCCAGCCGTAGAAATACCAGCAGAGAAGCCGCCCATTGCACCAGCCTTGGCAACCTCTCCCCAAAAATCCCAGTCGGCTTGGTACGTTGCTTCGCTTCTTGCCAACGCTTCCGGCATATTGGGATCTGCTTTCATCAGTTCAGCCGTCATCGCATCAATGGACTTATTGCGCGTGGACAGTTCGCCCATGATCGCATCTTCGCCCATTAACTCAAACCCCTGACCGACAGCTTCGCCGACGATTTCATTGCCCAGTTCCGGCAGCTGTTTCTTAAAGAACTTCAGAACACCCCTAGTCGTACCTTCCGCTGCTTCTCTAGTACCGACTGAGAGAGCCTTCATGATGTCGGTCATCTCAATCTTTTCTGTGAAGTACTCAGATGCAAAGGAAACCATTCCCATCAGAGTGGCCTGTGTTTCCGAACCGCCATTCAGCAACGTCTCGTTGTACGAAGCAGTACCAGCGGCAGCAGCCATATTCGCGGGGCCAAGACCCAACACGCCATTGATCAAGGAATCACCGGCGCTTGTCGTACCGTCGTAGACAACCCCGGCGAACTTTCCTTGAATGCTGTCAGGCCCGCCGAAAGCAGTAACCACTTCGTTCTTAGCCGTCTGTCGCATTGCACCCGTCGCTTTCTGCCCGGCAGACAGAATGCTGTTGGGGTTCGACTTACGGCCCGTCAGCTTATCAAAGGCGATTTGAAAAGAACCCGTTGAATTAAGCGGAGACAGCGCAACGCTGAGAAGTGTACCGCCTACCGCGTTCTTCTTGCCGAATGCAGCCGCAGCACTAGACAGATCTTCCGTGTATCGTGTGTTCAGTCTGCCATACTGCGAATCGCCAAGATGCAGATAATACTCGTCCGCAGTAATCGGGCCTTGCGTTTCCAACAGATACTGAGCGGTATCCAGTTCAGCCGGAGACATCTCCCCCATCAGCGGATACTGGGCATACAGACTGCGGTCAGCGGTTTTGTGCTTGAAAGCATACAAGGCATAACCGATAGAAGAACCCGTGTGGAACTTCTCTTTCGCCCACTTCTCCGCGCTGTCACCCGCCGCCACTTTTTCAGCGAAATCAGGGTTCGTGCGCAACAGATAATACTCGCCGTCTTTCTTGTTCGCCTCGGCTTGCCGCTTGGTTTCTTTGATGTTCTCAAGGTATTTGTCGGGGATGTTCAGCTGAAAGCGGTCTATAATGTCCAGCAGTCCGTCTAGTTCCGCGATGTTCTTCTCGCAGTCTGTGACGTTCTTCTTCGCTTGTGCGGCGATCTCTTCCTGAGTGTATTCGCCACTCTTTTCCGCTGCCGCATAGACATCATACGCATTCCAGTCCGGCAGCTTCACGGTATCGAAGTTCGCCGCGACGGTGTCCAGGATATCCGTGGCACGAATCCCAAGCCCGGTATCAACGCCGTCCAATGCCGCCATTTCATCGGCAAGCGCGTACTTCGCGGCAACGTCCTTGAGCCGTTCCTGAGACTGGTCATACTGCGGACGCATGGCTTCCAGTTCTGCCTTGTGCTGGTTCAGACTTTCTTCGACAGCTGTCCGCGCCGCAAGATTCCGCTTGTCTTCCTCGGTCTGTACCGCCGCGCCGAACTTGGACAGATATTCCCATTGCTCAGAATCACCGCGCTGGAATGCGTCCATTCTAGCGGCAACCAGTTCGTCCTCGGTCATGGGCTGTCCGGTCGCGGGATTCGTCGGCATGGTCGCGCCAGCTACATCCGGCAAGCCCGCAAGCTGCGCTTCCTCCTGTGCGATGACATCTTCCAAGGCACGGAAAGCGTTGCTCACTTCTGTATCGTGGAAATAGAAATCGCCAGCCAATCGGTCAGCCGCGCCAATGGTATAGTTATAACCGTCCTGTGCGGACATCGAGCCGTTTTCGATACCGTCTTTGATGCCCGCAACGTCCTCGTCAAACTCAGGATAAGCCGTGGCGAACGTCTGACGTTCCGTGTCCGTACTGATACCGCGCAGAGAATACTTGCCCTCTGCGAAGTTGCGGCGACGATTCTGCCTGTCCTGCTGGGCTACGTCAGAATTGCTCTTGGCTTTTTCAAAGTCCGCACGGCTTGGGCCAGCGGTTGTTCTCTCCGGCGGGATAAACGGCTGTCCGTCAGGCGTGAACTGGGGATAGCTGTCGCTGCGCGTTGCGCTTGCCGTCAGCCGTGCCACACCGCTTGCAACTAAATCTGACAGCGGCGGCAACGAAGACGAACCCGTGTTCCTGGACTGCTGCTGTCGCGTTCCCTCTTGGATCGCATCGTCCAGCGATACGCCCACTTCTTCATCGTTGACCGGACGCTCACCTTCACGGCCTCGGAACAGTCCGGTGAAGAAGTTGCCGACGGTGTCCATCGCGCCGCCGATAGCACCGCTAAGACCACCGCTTGTGTTCGCCACTTCGTCGTGCGGATCAGGCGCTGTGGCATTCTCTGCCAGCTTGGAGCGCATATACTTCTCAAGGCGCTTGCGGCTGTACAGTCCAATCGTGCCGGATTCGGCATTACCGATTGTGCCGGTCGTGTTCTCAGCGCCGGTCATCAGGCTGTCGTTCAGCTTTTGAATGGCGTTGTAATCAGAATCGCTGTAGATATCTTCCAGCTTTTCTTTGATCTCTTCGTCCGTATGCCCGCCCGGTTCAGACAGCCATTCGTCTACGTCGCTTTTAAGTGCCTCAAGCTGTTCGTTCGCGGTCTTCGTAAACTGGTCAGCCCGATACAACGACGTAAACATATTGCTCTTGGTGCTGTCAGAGCTATAGGCATCGCCCTGATGCTCAGTCCAAAAGTCATCGTTGAAGTCGTATGTGCCGTAGTATAGCTGTGCGTCCTGCATCGTGGAGCCGGAGCCGTACGGGTCAAAGTCATCGCTCTTGGCATCCCGTCTCCGCGCTTTTTCTTCATCGTACTGCCATTGATTGCCTTCACCAAGACGCGCAAATATCGCGTCAGAGAAGGAATCGCCAGTACCGCCATTGTTTCTAGCGGCCCAACACATACCACGGAAATAGCTGAAATCAATACCCAAGGCACGGGTAAATTCAGACGGCTGCTGAGACAGCCTGTCCTGCTCTGCCTGTCGAAGTGTCGGGTACTTACTCCAGTCGATACTTGCCCATATTTCTTCGTCGGACATATTACGGCTTGTATCTCCGGCCTTGAACATAACATCTTCTTTGAAAGAGTTCCATTCAATTTCGGCCTTGTCCGTCCGATCCATATCATCCAACAGCTTGGCAAGTTGATATGCAATTTTCTCGTCTTTGCTTGCACGCTTTCCGGGCGATTTGACATTTCCGCTTGTGTCGCTGAACTGCAACAGCCCAGCCTGTGCGGCAGCTGCAAGAGCCTGTTGACAATACTCTTTCGTAAACCCGCCAGCGGGCTGTTCTACGCCAAGTTCGGCAAGAGCATATACAGCCCTAGAGGTCGGCACGATATACGGGGAATACGTCTCGTCACCGGGCGTGAGGCGTTTTTGATTCATGAAATCAAACGCCTCTTTGTTGTTCGGGTCAAGCGCATAGATGCGGGCGGCAATATCTACAGCGGTCGGACTCGCGCCCGAATACCAGTTGTCGCTGCGAATATCGGGCTGCCCGTTATTAACGCCCTGAAGGCCCTGAATGCCAAAGGTTTCGGCCTTGCTCTGCTCACGCCTCTGCGTCCAGTTGGTCGGCTCAGAAGAGTTCTGCGCCTGTGCCTGATTGTATGCCGTACTGCCACGGGTCAGATAGCCGCTGCCGAATGCGCCAGCACCGGTTCCGACACCAGCGCCGGGTGCGGCAGAAGACCCACCGGAAGACCCGCCATAGCCGCCACGCGTTGTATACACCCATGCCTGATTCCTAGACATCCCGGAACTGAGGGCGCTGTTATAAGTATTGCGGGCCGCATTAAAGGCATCGGCGGTCGAAGTTCCTATGCCGCCGCTTCTGCTGACGGAGATATATGAATTGTCACGAAGCGAGGGGGGATTGCTCCCCCCGCCACTCGATTGATCGGAAGAAGATGAGCCGGACTCGGAAGAGCTACCGCCTTTATTCTTTTTATCTTCGTCATCTCTGTTGTATGCCATCTTATTCCTCCTGCGTTAAGCGTTTCTTGTACCGATGGAATCTCTCGCTTTTACTTTGACGGGCGTACCGCTGGAACTGGAACTGGAGCTAGAGCTAGAACCGCCGCCAAACAAAGTCTTTCCAAGATCATTGAGATAATCAGAGAAAGACTTGTTCTGATTGTTAGTCTTGGTTTTGCTGCTGGAACGGCCTCCACCGCCCCCGCCTCCTCCACCGCCACCGCCGGAAGAAGCAGTCTTCTTCGATGCGTTGACCGTGTAGAACGTGTCGGGGTTCGTGTTCGTACCCGCGCCCGTGACATAGCCGCTGGTTTCTTCATAGCCCTTCTGCAAGTTGAACTGACGCGCCGACTCATTGAACTGACGCAGCCATTGTGCGTCAGCAGCTTCGTCACGCCGCGCCTGATACAGATTGGTGTACAACTGCTGTGCGATATTGGTCTGCCGTTCTGCCGCCGCTACGCTGCGGTCATAGTCCTGCTGCTCCAATTCATTGACGCGTTTCAGAATGTCCTGCGCCTGTTCAGCAGAATAGCCCGCCAGCGTCTGCTGCAACTGCTGGGCAAGCTGAGTGCGCTGGTCTTCAATCTGATTCTCGGCCTGTGTCTGCTCACGCCAAATATCGCCCTGTGCCTGTGCGCCCGCCAAGGCCACGTTAGCCAGCGTCTGCGCACCGTAAGACGATCTCTGCATACCACGGCTGAGTAACTGCCTGTCGGCCTGAGAATACGCCTGTGCGTACTGCTGGGCCGATTTTTCGCGGTTCCGGTCGTACTCAGCCTGAAGCGCATCCCTCTGCTGTACCAGTCGCAGATCGTTCTGCGCTTGCTGCTGCTGGGCCGCACGGGTCAGCTGAGAGTAATAAGTACCGTACTCCTGCTCGGCCTGTGCCTGTCGCTGGTCAGCCGTCCGCACATTGTACTGCGCGTTCTCATACTGGCGCTGCAATGCGTTCGTGAGGCTGGTCAGATCGGTGCTTGCAGGATTCCAGTTATTGGAATTCTTTACGCCGACAGCAGTAGTGTCCGTTGCGTTATTCTTCTTTTCTGCCATCGCCATCCACCTCCGGCAGTCCAGTGGCAATGCTGGTGAGGATGCTCAGAATGCCAGCCAGTACGGAAGCGGACAGAACCGCTTTCCAGTCCACCGCAGACAGCACCGCACTGGTTCCGATGGTCGCAACCGCAGTCTGTGCTACCGTCCGCGCCGCACGGATCAGCGCCGCTTTTACAAAGCTATTCATTTGTGTCCCTCCTTCAGCGCATCTACTTCTACTTCCACACGCGCAACACGCTCATTCAAACTGGAGATATCCCGCTGTACAGCCTTCTGCTCCACACGGATGTCATCCACGCCGGAGCGGATTGAGTCCAACTTGCCGTCCATCAGGGCAATCTTCGCCGCCTCTCTCTGATCGTCACCGCGCTTATTTCTCGACAGACTCATCGCCGCCACGATCAGGCTGAGAAGGGCGATGATGGCTGTCAGCGTTGCCGGTGTAATGTTCATATTGCTCCCCCCTTAACTGGTCGTTCCGTTTAAAATTAGCACCTGAACGGACAAATTTGCGCTTGGCGTGCCGTCTGTTGTAAAGGTCAGCTTGTTCTCCGCCTGTGCAGTGCAGCGCACTTTCCACTTGTGATAATTCAGATAGCTTGCGGGCGCTGGCGTAACGATTACATGGTTTGAAGTGGTCACCCCATTGCACGTTACGGTCTGCGCCTTAGAACTCCATGAACCGGATGCAAGCGATACCGTGCGCGTTATGATATTGGATGCGCCTGTGACATCTGAATAAGCAAGCGATACATTGCTGCTTAATGCCTTGCCGCAAACCGTCCGTGTATTCGGCACAAAATAGTTTTTGATTTTCGTCAGCAGGGCGGGAATGCTATGTTCACCATCGACATAGTACAATGTTGCCATAACTCATTCCCCCTTAATTCAGAATGCCGTCGCAGATCGTATTCATGTCTGCCGCACTCAAATATGTAAATCCGGTTGTAGGGTCACCGGTTTCACCTTTATCGCCTTTGTCACCCTTCTCGCCCTGCGGCCCTACGATCCCACGCGGCAAGACAAAGTTCAGTGCTTGCCCGTCACTCACGGTCACGGTCGGCGTTTCGCCCTCGTCTGCCTCACGAACAGTGCCTATTGAAACAGACACCCTCCGATGCGTTGTTGTCTCCATATAAATCCCTCACTTTGAAAAAAGAGGGGGCGATGCGAGAACACCGCCCCCAGTTTCGTCAGGCCGTTGTAGCCGCCGGATTGG